TCGAAATTCGGTGACTCGATACTTGATAAACCAGACAGCTGGCCCCCTGATTTTCCGGAGTTCGTGTTTATCGCCCGCGTGCTAGCCAAGCTGACGCGTGAAAGTGTGTGGACGGCGCTCCGATCCGGAGAGCTTGCGGCCGGCGTCTACAAAGTCGGGCGCATCGATGACTTCGAGCCGACCCCGCTTCCAGCTATGGCGTTTATGCACTATGACCGCACCCAGGTGCTCTCGACATCCCAGATCGTAATGCCCGAGGAAGAGGGGCGCCGGCCTTCGGCTCATTGGCTGTACGTCAGCCGCGAGAGTCTGGACAAATTGCTTTCGCCTGTGGATGAGCCCTCGACACCAGGCCGCGCGTCCAAGCTCGCGACCCTTCAAGCATACTCTGATTATCAACACAGAAAAAAGGAGGCCACAGGCACATGGTCGACTCGCGACGAGGATGATGAGTGGGCAAAGGTCAATTACTACACGGCCCGCCACGTCCGTGACGCGCTTCGGCCAGAGTTTGCCAAGACCCTGGCCCCAGCCGAGCGCGCTGAATTTCAAAAGCGCGGCAATCCCGGCAGCAATCGTCCCAAATAGGCGGAAATCTCGTCCGCCTATTTGAGCGCCTATTTGACCGCCTATTTTGAGCTGGCTCATCAGTGCGTCCGACGCTCGGCATCCCCGAGCATTCGAAAAGGATGCACCACATGTCCGTACCTGAATGCGATGACGACGGCGACCCGCTCGTTGGCCTTCGCGCCATGGCCGAATTCGCGACGAGCGAAGGATTCCAGATTTCCCACTCGTCGATGCAGAAGTTCTGCTCACCGGCTATCAGCACCGGCCCTGAGATCACCGGCTATTGGGGGAAGCTGCCGACCTCTACGAAAGGCCGAGTGCGCTCCTGGATAAGGTCGCGCATGCGCCCTGTGCGCCAGGTCGAGCAGTCGAATCAGGAAGAGCTCAGCGTCTGAAGCGGAGGAATGTCGGCCCGAAGGCCGGCACCTGGGGAGGCTTGTGCCTACCGTCCACCAGCCGGCTTTGCGAGCGCCAGAGATACTGAGGATAAAATGCAGTTAAATGCCGACGATCGCGGGCGCAGGACATGCCTGGCCACATCCGCGAATCACCTTCGTGCTCTAGAAGCCTTCCTGCAAGAACTTCAGAAATTGCCCCTGGAGACGGCGGATGACCAGCGCACGGTTGCGGCACTGCTGCGTCAAATCACTTTGGCGGCGTCCGAGGCGGTCACGCTTGCGCGCATGCTCGCGGAGTTGCGGCCATGACCCTCGCCATCCACACCGTTACTGCGGTCTTGCCGCCGCGGGTCCTGATCCATGGCAGCGAAGGCGTCGGCAAGACGTCGCTGGCCGCAAAGTTTCCGGCGCCGGTCTTTGTACAGACCGAAGATGGGTGCCCGTCCGCGCTGTCCATTTCGACTTTTGGCTTTTTGGAAAAGTTCGACCAAGTACGCGATGCGTTATCAGCTCTCGCATCGGAAAGGCACGATTATAAGACCCTTGTCCTTGATGGTCTCGATGCCTTGGAAGCCATGATCTGGCGCGATGTGTGCACAACGCAGGGCTGGGCTTCGATCGAAACGCCGGGCTACGGTAAGGGCTACGTGGTCGTCGATAGGTGGTGGCTCGACGTTCTAGCCGCAATCGACTTCCTGCGGCGCGAGCACGGCATGACGACGGTGCTCCTGGCGCACAGCTCAATCGAGCGGATCGACGATCCCCGGGCCGCGTCATACACCAGCTACCAACTGCGGCTGCATAAGCGCGCTCGTGGCCTGATTCAGGACAACATGGATGTGATCGGGTTCATGGCGCCTGATCTCAACATCCAATCTGAAGACGCTGGCTTCGGCAAGAAGCGCACTCGCGCTGACGGCGGTTCGACCCGGTGGGTGCACTTCGAGGCGCGTCCCTCGTTCGTGGCCAAGAACAGATACAACCTGCCAGCGAAACTGCTGATCCCGCCCGACTTCAATTACGACGCAACCCTTTCGCCGTACTTCCCGCAGCCGCAGCGGAATAGACGCGGCAATCTAACCGAAGAGGAGTAAAGATACATGTCGACGCAACTACCTGAAACGTTTGATACTTCACAGGAAGAGGGAAACTCCTGGGGACTAATCCCGGTCGGCGAATATGTCGCTCAGGTGATCGAAACCAGCGTTGCGCCGCCGAAAAGCGGGAACGGCTATATGCTGACGCTAGTTTGGAAAATCCTGGAAGGCGAGTACGAAAACCGCCAGCTCTGGCAGATGATCACGTACCTGCACCCCAACGAGGTGGCGCAGACCATCGGCAGGAAGACCATCAGGGACCTGTGCAACGCGACCGGCGTCGATGGCGCAGTTAGGGACGCTGAGATTTTTCTGTATAAGCCGGCACGAATTCGAGTCGGCGTCGAGAAGGACAAGAACGGCATCTACGAGGACAAGAACAGGGTATCCCGCATCGCGCCGCTCAAAGCAAAAGAGAGCGGCACCGGGGCGCAAGCGCTTAATTCATCGCCGTCAAAAGGTGCACCGGCCGCCGTTGCTGCTGCCGCCACTAAGGCCGGTCCCGCCGGCACTGCACCGTGGCACCGCAATGCCGGGCGGTGATCCGCTTGTTCCAGCTGCGCCCATACCAGCGCGACGCTATTGATGCGCTGGAAAACCATTGGCGCGTCGGCCAGGGCAACGCGCTCGTTGCTCTGGCCACGGCCACCGGCAAGTCGGTCGTAATCGCATGGCATATTCGCGACATCCTGTGCCGGTATCCGGCGCGGATTTTGGTGCTCACCCATGTGCAGGAACTGATCGAGCAAAATCTTGAGCACCTGCTTGCGCTGTGGCCCGACGCACCGGTTGGCGTGAACAGCGCCGGCTTGGGGCGCCGTGACTGGGATCAGCAGATCATCTTTGCTTCGATCCAGTCCGTCTTTCGCAACCCTCAAAAGCTCGGCCACCGCGACTTGGTGATCGTTGACGAGGCTCACCTTATCCCGCACGGCGGCGACGGCATGTACCGCACGCTATTCGACGCTTTGCGGCATCCTGATTTCAGGATTGCGGGTTTCACGGCGACGCCGTTCAGGCTCGACAGCGGTCGGCTCGACGAAGGCGATGGCAAGGTCTTCGACGAGATCGTCTACAGTTATGACATCGGCCAAGGCATACGTGACAAATGGCTGTCGCCGCTGAGTTCGAAGGCAACGCAAACCCGGATCGATGTTTCCGGCGTCGGCCGCCGCGGCGGTGAATTCATTGAGCACGAGCTGCAGGACGCGGCGGACATCCCCGCCGTTGTCAGCGGCGCGTGCGACGAGATAGTCAGGCTCGGCGCCGATCGGCAATGCTGGCTCATATTCTGCACCGGCGTTCGTCATGCCGAACATGTGCGCGACGCGCTGCGAATGCGCGGCGTCGAAACTGAAATGTTGCTCGGCGAAACCCCGCAGGAAGAACGCGAGCGGATCATCCGGGAATTGAAAACCGGCACCGTGCGGTGTGTCGTGAACGTCATGGTCCTGACCACCGGGTTCAATGTCCTGCAGGTCGACCTTATCGCTATGCTGCGGCCGACGCTCTCGACCGGCCTTTACGTGCAGATGCTTGGTCGCGGCAGCCGCAAGGCGCCAGGCAAGGTCGACGTCAGCGAAGCGGTTGAACGTTCCAGCGAGCTGAGGGCCGTGGTCGAGGTTGCGGTTTATCGCGATGGCAAATGGTGGCGCGTCGCCGAGCGTCGCCTGTGCGACGGCACAGAGATCGACCGGCATTATCAGCCGTGGACGCCAGGCTCCCGCCAATTGGCCTACGACACGATGCGGCGCACTCCCTATAACGACTCGGTGCCGTACTGATGACCGCGCTTCGCCGCTTTGCCACCAAGGAACCGACCGTGTGCGCTGTGTGCCGTCGCCGTGCAGTGTGGCTCGGCTACGCGCCGCTGCGAACGAACATGGGGCTGAGCCGCGGCAATCCCGTCGTCTGGCTTTGCGACGACAAGCACTGCCACCGCGCCGCAAGGAGCATCTACACCATGCCGGCACCAGATTTTGACGCCTTCGAACAAGCAGCCGCGCTCGAAGCCGGCGCCACAGCCGCGAGTTACCTCGAAGAGTGCGGCACCACCGACTTGGCCAAGCTGAAAGACGGCGAGTGGCGCGAATTCCTGCGCCGTCTCTTCACCGGCTTCGAGCAGGTTCTGCGCCGGAAAATTCTCAGCGGCGAATCGCCGTTTTGATGGGAGGGCACGATGGGGCCCTACGCGCAATTCGGCGAACGCCTGATTGAGCGCGGCTATGCGGCGGTTCCGATCATGCCGGGCACCAAAAAGCCGGGCTTTTATTTCGGCGGCACGTGGATCGGCTTATCGAATTGGCAGAAGCGCTTCAACGGTGGTCCGCCGCCGGAAAGCGAGCGCTTGCGGTGGGGTGCCGGCAATGCCGGTCTTGGTGTCATCGGTGGTTACCGCGGCCTGGTCGCGGTCGATATCGACACTGACGTGCCGGCCTTGCGGAAAGCCGTCATGGCCGTGCTGCCGCCGTCGCCGATCCGCAAGACCGGCCAGAAAGGAGAGACGCTGTTCTATTACGGTCCGAGTATCAAGGCTTCGAAGAGTTGGGATATCGGCACGCGCCGGGTGGTCGATCTGATCGGACCCGGCCGGCAGACCGTGCTGCCGCCGACGATTCATCCGGACACCGGCCAGCCTTACCGATGGTGCGGGCTGGAAGCGCTCGACAACCTTGAGCCGGAGGACCTTCCGGAATTGCCGGCGGACATCGCCGAGCGGATAGACGCTGCGCTGGCGCCATTTGGCTGGCGTGCCGAACCGCCGCCACATGCCAAAGGCGGCGACGACGGCGACACCCCGCACCGGCAGCTCAACAATGCCGCCATGGCCAATCTGCCGGCCTGGGTGCCAGCGCTGAACCTATACCGTTGCCGACCGGCCCGCGGTGGCTATGAAGCCGTGCCGACATGGCGGCCATCGACAACCAGAAGGCCGAATGACAAGCGACATCTCAATCTGAAAATCAGTCCGCAGGGAATTCGGGATTTCGGCGCTGACAAGGGCTACACGCCGCTCGACCTCGTCATGGCCGCCGATGGGTGCGATCTCGACACCGCGTTTCGGT